AAAAATAAAGGAGAAGGTGCAGCTGGTGCAGATGTACAAAAGATGGTATTGGGTGGTGAGTTAGTTAAATTAATGGGAGAACTTATAGATGAAATAACAAAGCAAATATATGCAACTCCCGTTGGACCAACTTCACCCGGTCCCACAAATGTAGCGGCTTTTAAAGCTATAAAAGGAAAACTAAATACAATGTTATCCGCTAAAAACTATTTAAGTAAATCATAATGTCTTGGACACTATTCAGAATAAACGTTTTAAAATCTATGGTATCCTTCCAATTTTCAAAGGATATGGATTCATTTGCCGATTTCTACGCAACTGAATATGATAGATGTATAAAACGAGGTGGTGATATGATATATGGAGTTCCTGTTATGAATGGTAACGTTAGTGGAATGGCTGATGTTATTAAACGGGCACTTAAAAAAGGACAAGATTCGGATGGTGAAAATTTTAACATATTACAAGAAATATATCCATCTGCATTTGATGCATATTGGATGGGAGCAGAAATGGCTCCAATTCCAAATCCACTATTAAAACCAGGAGGGTGGCCGTCAACGCCACCTGCACCCGGCGCAATTATGAATATTGGACCTAATCCAATAATGTTAATCGCATCTGCTGCTAAAAATAAAGCTGAAGTAGAAGCTCTTAAAGCATTAGAGGATGCATTGAAATCGGCAACAATTAATATACCACCATTTGGTGAATTAAATGTTTACGAAACACTTCAAAAGATATTAAAAAACGAACCATTGGATATTAAAATATCAAACCATCCCATCGTAAAAGCAGCTAAAGATATATTTCAAAAATTAAAAACAGCTAAGAAGAAAAAGCCATCTATTGGTTCTCAATTAAAGAAAGCAATTAAATTCCCATTTCCAGAATTTCCAAAGAAAAAAGAAATTATAGAAAAAGCTAAAAATAAATTATTAGATGTAGCCGTTGAAGAAATAAAAAAACAATTAATGGCTGCCATTGAAGAAGCAATACTTGCACCAATTCAATCAGCTATACAAACGGCGGTAGCATTATCAAATAGTATTCCATCACCAAAACCAACTCCTGCTCAAATTAAAAAATATATAAAGGATACTATTAATGGCTTGGTGCCGGATATATCACTACCTGGTATTAGTATTCCAAAAATACCAACAAAGGAAGAATTGAAGAAAATGATAGAAGATGCTATCCCAACCAAAGAAGAATTACTGGCAATGGCTTATGATTTGATTAAAGATAAAATACCCAATATTCCAAATATATTTTTTATACCACCAACTATAAAGTTTTCATTTCAGACTAATATAATGATTAATCCATTTATTAATGTGGCTAAAACGCATTTAATGGGTGTTAGTGGTATAATGTCGGTTATGGCACAATATCCACCACCCGCTCCACCAGCTCCGGCTATACTAAATTGGACTGGGTATAAAATCATTGGATAATACAATTGTATTAAATTTATTCTTTCAATATTTATTATAAACATACACAAATTACTATGGATTCAAAATTATTAGTAGGTTTAATTAAGGAGGTTGTTAAAAACGAAGTAAAACAACAAGTTAAAGAAGAATTAGCTAAGTTAATTAAATCTGGTGCGGTTACATTAAACTCCCAAAGAAAAACTACATCTCCTACATTAAGAGAGGTTTCGGAAAGTACAACTCCGAATGTTAAAAAACAACAACCAATTGTACAACAACAAAGACCTCAAATCAAAAAGGAATTTACAAAAGACCCAATGATAAATGAGATTCTTAATATGACACAACCATTTACATCAGAGCAACGTAAGGAAGGCGCACAATCGGTTGGAAGTGTATTAGATATGATTAAGCCCGAATTAAGGGTTGATGAGAGTGAGTGGGAAACGTTGGATTATAGAGATATGGATATACCATCTAATACTCCAAACTTCGAATCAACGGGCGATGGACTACAAGATGCTACCATAAAGGCATTAACAAGAGATTATTCAGAATTAGTAAAGAGATTTAAATAATGGCAATAGAGCTTGGTAAAGTAAATGTAACCGATTTAGTTGATAATAATTATAAGGTATTAGGAATTGGAATAAATAGAAGTTCCGATTCAAATGGTGTCTTTGCGGTAAATTATACTACTCTATCTCAAGCTAAAGATAATTTAATCAATTTAATACTAACTAAAAAGGGAGAAAGATTAATGCAACCCAATTATGGATGTGATGTATGGAAAGCATTATTTGAACCATTAGATGGGAATGTAATAGAAACATATATAGAAAATTCAATCATTGAAGCAGTATCTATTTGGTTATCATATTTAAATATAGATACTATTGTATTTGATTACGATGAAAATGATATAGATAATAATAGAATAGCTTTGGATATTAAATTTTCATTAGTTTCAAATCCAAATCTTTCAGAATCAGTACAAATAACTGTAAATAATTAATAATGGCAATAAATCCTATTAAAAAAACTTTTGGAAATAAAAGAACTTTAAATTATTTAGGGAAGGATTTCGATTCTTTCAAAAAAAATCTTATTGACTATACCAAAACGTATTTTCCAAATGTATATTCGGATTTTAATGAAGCATCTCCTGGTATGGTATTTATTGAACAGGCCGCAGCTTTGGGAGATGTACTTGCGTTCTATCAAGATACTCAATTAAAAGAATCAATGTTAGCACATGCTACCGAACGTAAGAACGTTTTAGCATTGGCACAATCTATGGGATATAAACCAAAAGTTACATCTCCTGCTATTACAACTGTAACATTATATCAATTAGTTCCCGCAAAAGGAGCACCCAACTATGAGCCAGATTCAACATATTATCTTAAAATAAAAGATGGTATGGAAATAGAATCATCAACGAATAGTTCTATAACATTTATAACAACAGACGGAGTTGATTTTGCAAATGAAACGGATAGAGAAATTGATGTATATGAGAGGGATGCGAATGGTGTACCATTACAATATTTAATTAGTAAAAAAGCAAAAGCAATTTCTGGAAGAGAAGTGGAAACTACTATTTCATTTGGTGCATATGAGGAATATCCTGTTACAAATTTAGATGATACAAATATTATACAAATAACAAATGTAACATCTATTAATGGTACAAAGTGGTATGAAGTTCCATATTTAGGACAAGAAAGTGTATTTGTAGAACAACCCAATACTGAAGTAAATGGTGGAGATTTAAATAATTCAGTTTCAGTTCCATATATTTTAGAAGTACAAAAAGTACCATATAGATTTTCTACAAAAGTTAATTCAGATAATACTATTTCATTACAATTTGGTAGTGGCGATGTTTCAATGCCGGATGAGCAAATATTACCAAATCCTAAAAATGTAGGATTGGGGTTAGCAAACTCTATAAACAGATTAAATCAAGGAATTGACCCATCTAATTTTTTAAAAACAAACACATTTGGTATAGTTCCAACTAATACCAGTTTAACTGTAAAATATTTAGTTGGTGGCGGAGTCGCATCCAATATAAATCAAGGTGATTTAGTTTCAATTCGTAAAATTGAATTTGAAGAAGATTTGTTATCATTTAGTACCGATGAAGCACGTAATCTTTATAACACAATAAAGGGAACAATTGCAGTTGAAAATTTAGAAGCAGCAGTTGGAGGAAGGGGCGCAGAATCAATAGAAGAAATTAGACAAAACGCATTAGCAATGTTTGGTTCTCAAAATAGAGCAGTAACTAAACAAGATTATATGGTAAGAGCATTATCAATGTCTGAAAGATATGGTAGTGTTGCAAAAGTATATGTTAGTGCAGATGGTGAAATTGATAATAATTCTCCTGCATCTATTTTAGCATCTCCAAATAATATTGCAGAATTTGTGGGTATAGTAGAAGAATTACAGGGTAAAACTAAGTTAGAAATACAAACCGAATTAGTAAAATACCTAACACAAAAGAAAACAGCAATAGCTGAAGTTAATAATCCATTTGCAATTAATATGTATGTATTGGGGTATGATGTTAATAAGAAATTAACACAATTAAATCAGGCTATTAAGCAAAATCTTAAAACCTATTTAGGAGAATACCGAATGATGACTGATGCAGTTAATCTTATAGATGGATTTATTGTAAATATAGGATTAGATTTTGAAGTTATATGTTATTCCAATTACAATAAAAGAGAAGTAGTTACCAATTGTTTATCACAAATACAAGATTATTTCAATATAGATAATTGGACATTCAATAAACCAATTAACATTTCAGAAATAGAATTAATATTAGCAAATGTAGATGGAGTAATGAGTGTACCATCTGTAAAGATTTCAAACCTATGTGGTGGTGATGGTAATTATTCACCAAATAGATACAATATAGATGAAGCAACTAAAGGAAAGATTGTCTACCCTTCTTTAGACCCTTGTATCTTCGAAGTAAAATATCCTAATAAAGACATAAAAGGAAGAGCTCTATAATATGCATAAATTATTCACATCGTCATTTGACGCAAGTATATATCTTCAACAACCTGAACAAAACGCAGGTAGAGATGAGATATTAGAAGTAGGTAAACTTTATTATGGTTCTTCAAAAGATATAACAAGAACTTTAATTAAATTCGACACCGGTTCAATTAAGTCAGAAATAACATCAATAGGAACAGGTAGTTGGCAAACATATTTAGTATTGCGTTCTGCTAACTCACAAGAAATTCCATTGGAGTATTCAATCTTTGCAAATGCAGTTTCTCAAAGTTGGACAATGGGTACAGGAACAAAATTTGACAATATAACATCAGACGGAATTAGTTGGAAATACAGAGATGGAATAAATTCATGGCAAGATAATGTAACAGCGGGTACAGCAGTGTTTGTAGCAGGAACAACAGGTTCAGCTAATGCAGAAGGTGGAACATGGTTTATTACAGGTTCAGCAACACAATCTTTTAGTAATGAGCCCGATGAT